GGATGACCTGTTAACTGCTTTTACTAATGGCGAGGACGTGTACAAAATCATGGCCTCTTCTATCTATATGAAGCCCATCGAGGAGGTCACCAAGGAGGAGCGGTTCGTTGGCAAGACGACCATTCTCGGTGCGGGCTACGGCATGGGCGCGGCCAAGTTCCAGCTACAACTAAAGACGTTCGGTGTTGATACGCCACTAGAGGAGTGCAAACGCATCATCGACGTGTATCGCACAACGTACTCGCACGTACCAGCGCTGTGGCGTCAGGCACAGCAATGCTTGGAAGCCATCGTGGGCAAGTCAGCATCCGCATTCGGTGCTGTTGATGCCGTTCAGTTCGATCCAAGGGAGAAAGGGTTTCTTCTGCCAAGTGGTTTATGGCAACGGTACGAAGGCTTGGTTAAGGTGTTCGATACAAAAGGCAACGCGCAGTTTGAGTACAAGACCCGCAAAGGTCCCGTCAAGTTGTACGGTGGGAAGGTTGTGGAGAATTTGTGCCAAGCAGTCGCTCGCTGCGTCATTGCAGAGCAGATGTTACGCATTGCTAAACGGTACAAGGTGGTGCTCACTGTGCATGACGCTGTAGCGTGTATCGTCAAGGAAGAGGAAGCGGTCGAGGCACAAGCGTACGTGGAGAGCTGTATGCGGTGGAGGCCCACATGGGCGGCTACTCTGCCATTGGATTGCGAGTCTGGTGTTGGCAAATCATATGGAGATTGTTAATTGAAGTGTCCGGAATGTATGGGGTCGATGCGGACTAAAGATACGCGGCAGTGGAAAGATGTTGAAAGAGCTTTTGATTGGGTAGAGCGACGGCGCGTATGTTCTTTATGCAACTATCGATTGATGACAATTGAGATGCCTAAATTTGTTTGGGCTAAACACACGGAGCAACAAAATGCTAGTGATGAATGAAGCATGGCAGAAGTGGTGGGCGACGTTGCGCCATCCCAAAACGCCGGTTGGTAGCTATAACCCATTAGAGGATAGTATGTATGAAGCATTCATCGCAGGATGGAGAGCCAGCGCCACCCAATTGCCAACAGTGCCGAACTCAACCGGCAGTACACAAAGTTCCGACGCTGAAAGGGACAGGATTTCGGTGGAAGTGCGAGAAGTGTTTCAAGAGACAAGCAACAAGCGGATTTAAGGAGAAGTATGTATGACCGAAGCAACATCAGAAGCAATTGTCAACGTATACAACGCTGCGCGTGAACTCCAAGCACTAACAGCAGAGGGTACTCAAGAAGATGTACTCAAGAAACTGATGGAGATCCGCCAGTACTGCATGGAAGGAATACTTGGGGCTATTAAATGACTAGAGATGACATCATCCGTTTGGCGCGGGAGGCGGAAATTCCCGGATCGTGGGATTTGAATTGGTTTGACCCATATCTTGATAGCTTCGCGGCCCTTGTCGCCGCGCACGAGCGGGAGGAGTGTGCCAAGGTGGCATTGCGGGGCACCGGAGAGCCGGTACAGACGCGAACGCTTGAAATACTGTTGTCGGAGAGGCGGCGTATCGCTGATGCCATCAACGCAAGGGGAGAAGAACGATGATTGACTTGTTGCGACGAGCATGGGATGCGCTCGATTCATTTAAACAAGCGTATCCAGAAAATTGGACTGAAGAAGACGAACAGGTTTTAAAAGGCTTGAGCCGCGCAGACCTCAAACTTTCCGGTGTAACACTTAGAGGAGATGACATGAAACATGACAAAACATTTGCAGCAATTTCCAAACTCAAAGAGATTGAGATTGAACTGCACCGGCTGAAGAACGCGCTTGAATTGGCAAACAAAATGCTGGATGCAAGAAAACCTTGGGTCGGGCTGACGGATGAGGAGTTGATTGAACTGAGTGAATCAGGGCTGTATTTGTGGGAATTGTGGAGAGCCATTGAAGCCAAAATCAAGGATAAGAACGGTGGATAAAAAACCCTCAAAGGAATGGTGGGATTGGTATCTTGCGCCACCAGTTGACCCTCGCAAAGTGTATGGAAACCCGCTTGAGTTTGACGAACTTGATCGTTACTACCAAGCCCTGTACGAGCAAAAACTCAGGGAGAAGAACGGTGGTGAGATACGGAATCCTTGACGACGAAGGGCAAGTGGTGCGGTGGGTGTGGCATATGCCACCATATGCCCACGTGGTTCAAAAAATTAAACGCAAACGTAAACCCAAGTTGGACTTGTCCAACGTACCAGAGGCATTGTTCTAAATGGATGAGAGCACGACAAGAAATTTTATATTGGAGTTCCTGTTGGAAAACGGGGCGACTCCGCTATGCAAGTTTGACTTTACGAGAGCTGGCAGGAAGGCTGTGTCCAACCAGTTGATCCGTATGTATCAAGAAGGGATACTGGATCGCCAAAAGGTTGACAGCAAATTTGCTTACAGCATCAGAGACAGAGAAGATTTTTACGTAAACAATGAGCCGGGATATGCCTACTACCTCAGAAATTTACCCAGAAACACCCAATCTGAGATTCTTCACACCGCATGAATGTGCGCAAATGGTAGAGGAGTTTGACGCGAGCGAAAAGAAAGCTGAAGGTACGGAAGTATCAAACCCGTACTTTTACAGAAGTTTTGGCACGCCCAACCTACCTGCCACATTGGCACACAAACACTTCATCACTGACTACATTCAAACCCTGTATCCAGATGCTGTGTTCTGCAACACATACACACGCTCTTACCACAATACGAGCAAGCTAGGTATTCACACAGACAGAAAGCCGTTGTACGTTACCTTGAGCGTTTGTATGGAGGACTCCGACAACTTGCGGTGGCCGTTGTACGTCAGCAAAAAGGAATGGGTTCCAGCAACAGATGTTCTTTGGGACCCCAACACCGATTCGCTAAATATGGACTACCAGAAAGAATTTGCTTGCTATGTACTAGACCTTGGAGAAGGTGGCTTGATTGATAGCAGACGATACCCACACTGGCGTGATCCTCTCCGGTGCAAAGAAGACCAACGAATAGTTTTTACATTCTTTACGTTTACAAAAAAGGAGTAGCAATGCGGTGCTTATCGTGCGGTGGTAGCTGCTACGAGGGAGCACTCTGCCCAGACCGCGACAAAAGTTTGTTTGAAGAGCCGATATATTGGATTGAAGTACACAAGTACTGGAAACTTCTTTTTGAAATAGCAAAACTAAGGAAATACGATGAACGCTGAAGATGTCAAACCAGATGACCGTCAAGTAGGTGGCAATCACTACAAAGACATGGCAATCCAACCGTGGGCTGTCATGCAAGCCGTTCTAACGGAAGAGGAGTTCATTGGGTTCCTCAAGGGCAACATCATCAAGTACGCAATGCGCCAAGGCAGGAAGCTGGGCGCTGGCGACGACGCAGACAAAGCCAAACACTACTTGGCAAAACTAAAGGAAATGGATCGTGGATACTAACGAACTGCGCGACTTCTTCGCCGCTGTGTCGATGCTGGGGCTGCTCGCTAACGGGGACTACGGGCTTGCGGAAGTGCCGCTGAGAGCGTATAAGTTAGCGGATGACATGCTGCGGGAACGCATCATTCAAGAGGACGGTATTGCCTCGATCAAACCGAGACGTTGATGGCCGATTACAAGTGGTCGTATTCCTCGCTGGACCTGTTCAAGCAGTGTCCCCACAAGTTCTACCGCATCCGGGTCAAGAAGGATGTAGTGGAGCCTCCCGCTGCGCATCTAACTTACGGGTTGGAAGTACACAAGGCTGCTGAAGACTTCATCGGCAGCGGCACTCCGGTCCCAGAGAAGTTCGCGTTCATTCGGGAGCCGCTGGAGATGCTCCGTAAGCGTGACGGAGAACATTTTGTGGAGTACAAGATGGGGTTGCGCAGGGATATGACCGCTTGTAAGTTCTCGGATGCAGACGCATGGTGGCGTGGGATCGCTGACCTCATCACCCTGCAAGGCGAGAAGGCATACATCGTTGACTACAAGACAGGCAAGTCATCCAAGTATGCAGACACCAAGCAGTTGGAGATCCTGTCGCTGGCAGTGTTCAAGCACTTCCCGCAGGTCAAGAAGATCAAGGCAGGGCTACTCTTCGTAGTAGCCAAGGATCTAGTCAAAGCAGAGTTCGACGCTGACGAGCAGCACATCTATTGGGTGCGCTGGTTGGCAGACACGGGGCGTCTTGAGAAGGCGTTTGAAACGGACGTTTGGAACCCCAAGCCAAACTTCACATGCAAGGGCTGGTGCCCAGTAACTGATTGCACACACAACACGAAGGGTAAATAAATGCCATACGTGAACAAACCCCGTCCGTACAAGCGTGAGTATGAGGAGTATCAGGGTACACCTGAGCAAATCAAAAAGCGTGCTGCCCGTAACAAGGCTCGCGCTACGCTTGCCAAAGAGGGGCGTGTTCACAAAGGCGACGGCAAAGATGTAGACCACAAGACGCCGCTGAGCAAAGGCGGGTCTACTGGGAAGGGAAACCTTAGAGTCCAATCAACACACGACAACAGGTCGTACGCACGTAGGTCAGACCACAAGCCCAAGTAACGGAGGAAGAGTGCAGATAATTGACAACAAAGCGTTACTAATAAGAACAAAAGATCCCAGCCGAATTACCGCAGTCATCCCCAAGGCTGAGTTGGTAGGCGAAAACGAAGTGCTAGTAAATTGGGGGTTGGAAGAGGCGCAGGTACTTAAAAACCTACGCATCAAGAATGTTCCATCGCCTATTGATTCGCGCTACGAGTGGACTGGGGTCTACAAACCGTTTGAACATCAGAAGACGACCGCATCATTTCTGACAATGCACCGCCGTGCGTTCTGCTTTAACGAGCAGGGCACAGGCAAAACGTCGAGCGTCATCTGGGCTGCGGACTACCTGCTCAACATTGGGTTGATCAGACGGGTGCTGGTGCTATGCCCCCTGTCCATCATGCAGTCAGCATGGGAGCAGGACCTGTTTAAGTTTGCCATGCACCGCACAGTAGCCATCGCCCATAGTCACTCCCGCGAGAAGCGGGCCAAGGCGGTTAAGAGTGACGCTGAGTTTGTGATCTGCAACTACGATGGGTTGGAGATCGTCAAGGACGAGGTTGCCAAGGGTGGCTTTGATCTTGTCGTGATCGACGAGGCCAACGCTTATAAGAACGTGAGCACCAAGCGGTGGAAGATTCTGAACTCTGTCCTGACTCCCAACACATGGGTATGGATGCTGACAGGAACCCCTGCCTCGCAGTGCCCGACAGACGCATACGGGCTGGCTAAGATCATCAACCCCAACGGTGTGCCTAAGTACTCCGGGGCGTTCCGAGACATGGTGCTGTACCGGCTGACGCAGTTTAAGTGGATACCCAAGCCCTCATCAGAGAAGATAGTCCACGAGGTCTTGCAACCAGCAATACGTTTTACCAAAGCTGAATGTCTGGACCTGCCGGAGATGACGTATGTCACCCGCGATGTCCCGCTGACTACACAGCAGACTAAGTACTACGAGCAGTTGCGCAAGCACATGGTCACGGTCGCGGCGGGGGAGGACATTACCACAGTCAACGCGGCGGCAAACCTCAACAAGCTGCTCCAACTGTCGTGCGGCGCGGTCTACTCGGATAGTGGTGAGGTCGTAGCGTTCGACGCCAAGAGTCGGATGACTGCACTGCTTGAGGTGATCGAGGAAGCCAGCCACAAGGTCATCATCTTCGTGCCCTTCAGGCATGCCATCGAGATCATCGCGGCAGAACTGACCAAGCAGAAGATACCCAACGAGGTCATCCACGGTGGTGTCTCTGCAACTAAGCGGACAGAAGTGTTTGCGCAGTTCCAGAACGAGAAGAACCCGCAGGTGCTGGTCATCCAGCCACAAGCTGCCGCGCACGGTGTGACGCTACATGCTGCCAACGTGGTGGTGTGGTGGGGGCCAATCACATCGACGGAGACCTACCTCCAAGCCAACGCCCGCGTGCATCGCGCAGGGCAACACAACCCCTGCACCGTGGTGCATTTGCAGGGCAGTCCGGTCGAACACCGTGTGTACAAGATGCTCTCAGAGAAGGTCAGCGTCCACACTCGGCTCATCGACCTCTACAAAAATGTGATGGAGGACGCTTGACAATGTAAATTCGTGAGAGTAAGATAGTCAGACTAACTAAAGGAGAGTGCAATGTCCGAGTCCGAGCTAACTGCCGACAAGCTGGCAAAGATATACGTAAAGATCCGCGAGAAGCGGCGAGAGCTGTCCAAGCAAGACGATGAGTTGAAGGCCCAATTAGATACGATTGCTGGCCAACTGCTTGAAATCTGCAAGGAGCAGGGTGCAACAACGATCCGTACCGAGCACGGGACGGTATCACGAAGGACGACCAAGAACTTCTGGACGAGTGATTGGGAGTCCTTCTACAAGTTCATCAAGGACAACGATGCCTTTTCGTTGATGTTCCAACGCATCAACAACACCAACATGGCGCAGTACCTTGAGGAAAACCCCGATACACATCCGCCGGGGCTAAACGCGGATGTTACGCAGACCATCGTTATTGTTAAACGCTAAGGAGAATATTCGTGAGTAACGAATTAGCTATGCTTGAACTGCCTTCGTACCTTGCCACTGTTGAAATGGATGACGCAACCAAAGCCCTCATGGGTGGCGGTGCTGGTAATTCGTTTAAGAGCATTGGTATCGACGGGGGTGCGTTCCGTCTGAATGTGAATGGAAAAGAAGTCACGAAGATTGATGACCGTGGACTCAATGTCGTCATCGTGGGAGCGGGGAAAGTCTACAAACGGTTCTATGCCAGTGCGTACGTACAAGGTCAGGCTCTGGCTGCACCCGACTGCTGGTCACCGGACGGTGAGTTTCCTGATGCTAAGGCCCAATCGCCCCAATCGAAGCGGTGCATCGACTGCATCCAAAACGAGAAGGGTTCGGGTCAGGGTGAAAGCAGGGCTTGTAAGACACGGCAACGTATTGCTGTGACTTTGGCCAACGACATGCGCGGCGACGTTATGTCTGTGGACCTTCCCGGCAAGTCCGTATTTGGTCCGGGTAGTCCGGGCAAATGGCCGTTGCAAACCTATGCCAAAATGGTTGGTAGCAAGGGTATCCCCATCACTGCGGTGGTGACAGAGATGCGGTTTGATACGGATGAAAAGTTCCCCAAGCTGACCTTCAAGCCCGTGCGTGTTATGACTGCTGATGAGCACCAGACCGCTATCGAGCAAGGGCAGACGGAAGCCGCGAAGCGTGCGATCAAGAACACGGTGTACGAGTCCAACGGGACGAAGCCTGCCGCAAGTCCACGCCTCTCAGCCCCGGTTGCGGATGTCGTGATCGAGCCTACGAAAAAAGTAGCTAAGCAGGAAGAAGCGGCTCCTAAGAAGGACTTGTCGAAGATTCTTGCAGAGTGGGACGATGAGTAATGGCTGGATATTCCAGACGGACAGCATGGCTGATTAAGCAAGCTGACCCTCACCTTTTGGGTGTCAAACTCGGGGTGCTATGTGTTGACAGGGACATACCTGTTGCAGATATTGCTGAGTGGGTGGGAGTTAGCCGCATGGCAGTCTATGCGTGGTTTCGTGGGGAATCCGTGGTGTCAAACACTCACGAAGCAAAGGTCAAAGAGTTGGTCGTCAGATTGACTTGATGAGTACGGAAGGGCTAGGCTAGCTACCGAAAAGAGTGTTCGCCGTCACATTCCTGCCCTTCTTACACAACGACGGATACAAGGACGGCTATGGTGTCGCGCAAAGAGTTTCTTGCGTTGGTGCTCGCACCCCTGCAAGAAAGCGAACACTACTGTACCTTCGGGATTAAGGTTGTACCCACTCCCGATGGGGAAGGTAAAGAAGTTATACGGCAACGGTTTGTAGGTAGTATCGAAGAGATAAGCGCACAAGCAGATGCGTTGGTTGAGGAGCAGTTCAATGTTTTCTACGGTATGGCGAAGTACGGGGACCCGCAGAAAGGTCGCACCCGAAACAACGCGATAGCCCTCAAGTCATTCTTCCTTGACCTAGATTGTGGGTTGGACAAGCCATTTGCGGATCTGGGCGAAGGACTAATCGCGCTCAAGAATTTCTGCAAGACGGCAAAACTGCCACGCCCAACGATTGTGAAGTCAGGGCGCGGGGCACACGTGTACTGGGTGATGGACGAGGCGATGCCCCGCACTCAGTGGAAGGGGCATGCCGAGCAACTTAAAGCCCTGTGTGAGCACCACAAGTTTGACGTTGACCCAGCGGTCACGGCTGAAGCCGCACGTGTGTTGCGTGTGCCTGAGACTTACCACGTCAAGGACATAGCCAACCCTACGCTGGTGGAGGTGTTACATGTAGCGCCCGTGCTGTCATGGGTAGAAGTTGAGGCCCTGCTTCCCCCTACCGACAACATCCTCAAGGCTATCCAGAAGTCGGAGTTCAAACGCCCACTGGACGCGACAACGCTCGCACTCATGGGTAACAACGAGTCGAGGTTCCGCACCATCCTAATTAAGTCCGTAGAGGGCACGGGATGCAATCAGATCTTTAATATCTACGAGAACCAAGCAACACTGGAAGAGCCGTTGTGGCGTGCGGGGTTAAGCATTGCTCAACAGTGTATGGACCGGGACAAAGCGATCCATGTGCTGTCTAACAAGCACCCCGGCTACTCAGCCGAAGCGACTGATGTTAAGGCAAATGAGACAAAGGGTCCGTACACCTGCGAGACGTTTAAGAAGCTCAACGCTGCTGGCTGCGAAGGCTGCACACACAAGATCACGTCACCCATTCAGCTAGGCAAAGAGATTGCCAGAGCAGATACCGAAGAAGAAAACACGGTGCTGGACTTGGAGCCAGCGACCAAGGAGCTAAAACGCTTCGTCATCCCCAAGCTGCCGTTTCCTTTCTTCCGGGGAAAAAACGGTGGCATCTACGTAACCAACAAAGACAAGGACGACAATGACAAAGATGAACTAATTTACCCGTACGACTTTTATGTCGTCAAACGGATGCACGACCCAGACTTGGGGGAAACCCTACTACTGAGACTGCATCTTCCGAAGGATGGCGTTCGAGAGTTCATCATGACACTCCCCAACGTCTTGTCCAAAGAGAAATTCATTAGCACGGTGGCATCGTTTGGTGTCGCAGTGATTGGCAAAAAACAGGACGTGCTTATGTGGTACGTAACCCGCTGGGTTGAGGAGCTACAAATGACTTCAGAAGCAGAGATTGCACGCAAGCAATTTGGTTGGGTAGAGGATGAGTCCGCTATTGTGATTGGCGACCGCGAGGTCCGGGCTACGGAAACGGTCTACAGCCCGCCGTCATCAGCCACGCTACCACTCATTCCCCTATTCCAACCCAAAGGCGACTTCCACGTCTGGAAGGATGTCATCAATACTTATGGCCGGGAGGGTATGGAGCACAGGGCGTTTGCCTTCTTCATGGGGTTTGGCACGCTGCTCATGAAGTTCACTACGCTTGATGGGTTCCTGCTCAACCTGTTTAGCCGAGAGTCTGGTTCGGGCAAGACCACGATTCTCCAAGCCATCAACAGTATCTACGGGCGACCCAAAGAGCTGATGCTTGCGCCCAAAGACACGTACAACGCACGGATGAACCGGATGGGTGTGATGCAGAGTTTTGCCATCACGATGGATGAGATCACCAACATGGACCCAGCGCAGATGTCGCAGCAAGTCTATGACGTGACCTCCGGTCGGGCCAAGAACCGACTCAAGCAGCATGAGAATGCCGAGCGCTTGAACCACACCAAGTGGCAGACTGGGATGATCACATCGTCCAACCGCTCAATCACCGACGCCCTGCTATCTATTAAGGGTTTTCCCGATGGTGAATTGAAGCGGATCATGGAGATCAACGTCAAGCCTGACCCATTGGATGACGCAACATGGGCACGGCAACACTTCGGTCGGCTGATGGACAACTATGGCCATGCCATCGAGCCATACCTTCAAGCGATGGTATCTCAGTTACCTATGGTCAAGGCCAAGTTGGCTGAAGCACAGATACGTATTGAGCAAGCTGCTTCTATCAGGAACACCGAGCGGTACTGGGCGTTGAAGTCATCGTTGGCGCTCGCAGGTGGGTCAATCGCTAAGGCACTGAACCTGCACGACATCCCGATCAAGCCGGTTTTTGATTATTCAATCAAGTTGATTGGGGAGCACCGCGCCAAGACGCAGGAGTACATGTTTGACGTTGACGACTTCTTGGGTGCATTTCTCCAACGTCACTTCCATGAGATCTTGGTTATTAACGGCGAGCGCGATAACCGCACGGGCTTAGAGAGTGGTCCAATCCGTGAGCCACGTGGTGCGCTGACCGTGCGCTATGAGCCAGACACCAAGCTGCTCTACGTTGTGAATCGCACCTACCGTGACGACTGCGCCAAGAACTTTGTGAACTACGAAGAGTCCCTATCTGGATATCGCAAATCTGGGGCGTTGGTGGGTACTAAGAAAAAGCGGATGACCTCAGGGACAGTAGCTAACATGCAAGCGGCGGTGTCGGCTATGTGCTTTGACACTACAAAACTGGATTCGTTCCGAGAGGACGTGCTACTTGAAACTTTTAGATCAAACCCTGCTGATCGAGTGGAATAAGTTTAAGCCGGGGACCTCGTTTTTCGTCCCATGTTGGGACCGACGCGGCATGGCGATTTATTTGCACAAAGAAGCAAGACGTTTACACGTAGACGTTGTGATGAAATCAGTCATCGAACGTGGGATGTACGGTATACGGGTATGGCGTGTTGATGATACACTTGCTCCCGCACTCTCTCCTCTCCCCCGGTGAAGGGGGTTGGCCCCCCTGATGGCCCTGCCTCGGGGGGATTTTTTTAGTCTTCGTCGAAGAACTTGTCTTCGATACCGGCTTTCAACTTCTTGTTGAACGTCACACCGTGCAGCATAGTGCGCTCTGCGGCTTGACGTGCCTTGATAGACTTCATGAGAGTGGAACCCGTGATCATGTAGTCAGGGTGGGCTTCGTTGAAAGACATCACCCCATCACGTGCACGGTCCATCAGATCCCCATCCGCAGCCGTGTACCCCATGTTGTACATGTTGAGCAGTTTAGTACGGCGCTGGATAACTTCGCGCTCAAATCCCTTAGCAGCGGAAACTTTTTCGTACGTGCTAGAAAGGTCTGCTGGGGAGAACCCTATCATCTGCATCAGCCCGTTGTAAGCGCTGATGTCTTCATCTACTGGGTCACCTTTGAGGGTCAGCGCACCTTCCCGCAAATATCGAGCACCTTTTAACCCGTTGCGTATAGCGCTGGGCATAACACCTTCAATTGCACGTTCTATATGCCCCTCTTGGAACATTTTGGCAGCGTTACCCGCATTTACGGCGTATGTACCCAAAGGTCCAAAAGCTTGCTGCATAGCTGACAACACGTAGCCGTGTTCTGCAATACCACGGGGATCATCACGGAAGATCAGATCCGTTGCTAATCCAGCACGGTTGGATGTTTCTAAATTGGTGATGTAGTTCCAAGCTCCTTTGTACAAGAATTCTCCCAACGCTTGGCGCAGTTCTTCATGAACATCAAATGGTTCGTCATCATCACCAGCAAGTGCTTGCAACATGGTGGCTAGGGTAGTCAACGCTCCGTAGAACGGCATACCTTTGGCCCCAAGGAATATGGTAGCCATACCATATGTTGCTAGCAGATGCCGTCTGGCAGCGGCACGAATATCCGGGTTTTCGTTTCTAAACGCTTGGTGAAATGAACGCGCTATGATAAATGCGCTATTCCATGCAAACGACTTAAACGTCCCAAAGACTCGACCAACCGGATGCTGCATCCAGCGTGGAGCAGTCGCCGCCATACCTGATGTGTGAACATCTTTTACAGCCGTGATGGCGTATGCAATTGCTTCGTTCGGGTCCATGCCCTTCCCAATCGCCAAGTCAAACGCAGCAACTGCGGTAACACCCCGACTGTATTTTTCTGTAGCTGCAAAGGGAAGCGCAACCCCATCCATGATCTTGGCTTTAATTCCAAGGTACTCAGACGTTTTCTGCCTACGCCCCTCCAAGACTTCCCGAGCCATTGTGTGCTCAAGTTGACCATGATCCATCAAAGCCTGATACAGACTTGCATATCGTAGGTTAGGGTTTTTACCTCCCAAACCACCGTTTACTATAACCGTGTGTGCACTGGCTAGTTTAGATGTGGCCGCTGCCCAACCAAAACGCCCCACTAATAGGGGGTATGACATCAACGGAAGCGCAGTCAAGTTGATTGCAGCGGAAGAGATGTTACCAGCAATAAACTCAAAAAAGCTAAGTGACGTTGCAGTATTTACAATATCGTTGTAGGTTGGGTTGTGAAAGAATGGCACCTGCGCCCGAATATTTTGGGCAACAACATCTAGATTGATGTCGTTGGCATTTGCTGCCTGTGCCTCAATCTCATTAACTGCTTTGTCGATATCTGGCGAGTACTCAGAATTAGCCAGCTTGCGCTTCCAACGAATCATGATGTCGCCGTAGCCTTTTACAATATCCCTCTCCATACCCAACACGTTCTTGGATTTGAGGAATTGCTTGGCAATTGAATCGGCGGGAAACAGGGAAATGTACGCCTGATAAGCAGCATCAACCTGCTGCTGGCTTGCCCCGTTGGCACGCAAGTCTTCTATGACTTTGCCAATAAACGCAGTAGTTGGCACCGCATTTGGATCAAACGATGCGTTTTCTAAATGCTGGTAAGACTTGTGCTGGATGTTCTGAGGCGTTAAAACCTCATCAATAAACTGTTGGCGCTCCCGAATAGACAGGAACCCTGTAGCTGTACGTTCTCCAGACTGCGGATCAGCATACTCAACCCAGTACTCGCCAGAACGCAGAAAGGGTATGTACCCCGGAATACGTTTGCGAGTCTTGAATTCTTCTTCAAGTTTTTGGGCAAGACTAGGAGTGACGCTTTTGAGTAACAGCGCTTCGTACTCGTCAATCGCGTCATCATATTCTTTACGAATATCTTTGTAGACCTTTTGAACCTCTGGGTCCAATGCAGCAAACTCTCGACGCAGCCGTGAATAGGCTGGCATTTGTACACTAGTTGGATTGAACTTTGGGTTAAGAATATCTATTTCATTCAACCGTACTTCAACGGCTATGTTATCCAGCTTCTCCATCTGCTGGGGGTACTTCTTCTGTACCTGCTCAAACTCTTTGTACTTTTTATTAACTTCGGCAATGCTGCGTTCTTGCTTCCCGTTACGTTTCTCTAATGTATCAATTAGTTTTTGGATGGATGGAAGCTGTTCTTTATAAATTGCGTTGATGTTATCGAGCCGCAGCAGGCCCATAGCAATCTGCTTCCACGTCACATCCTTGACGTTGGAGATCGTATTCGCTGCGCTGTTAGCTGCCTGCCGAGTTAACTGGGGCATCGCCTGCGCAACTTGCCCAACTACTCCAAGGTTACCCAGAAAAAACAAGTCATCAGCAGGCGAAGGCTCAACATCAGATGAGATGTCGATAGCGTCATTGACAAACTTCAGCCCTGCTTCGTACGCGGACTGGCCCTTGCGTAACCCAAAAAACTCCGCAATCGCTTGCACGATGCGCTGGAACATGTTGCCGCTACGTGGGGCTTTGATGCCCTTGAGTAGCGCTTGGAACTCTGGGTTACCAAGGAGTTCGGCTGCAAACTCTTGCAGATCGGTAGCACCGTAGGCTGCACCGAGTCGGTCTTGAACTTGTACAAAGAAGTTCTGAAACTCTTTAGTCAGCGGGTGGTTGGGGTTACGCAGCACGTGAGAAATGGCTGCATGGATTACCTCGTGGATAACCGTGTGTGCGTTCAGCCCATTCTCGTAGTGCAGCGTAATCGTGTCGGTGGTGGGGCTGTACACCCCAGCGTTGTCGTTCTCAACAACACCCACGCGAATCTTGGTTTTAAGGCCCAGTGCTTGGATTTTACGCAGCACACGGGCGACATCGGCGTTGCCAATTGTTTTGGCCAAGTGCCCCAACAGATCATCTAGATCGTTGTGGTGTGCAAAGGACTTGCCCAGTGCATCCAACTCTGGACCGACGTAGTTGGGCAGATCAAGATTGCGTCTGACGTATGACTCGGTTTCAGGAGACACACGTTCTTCGTTGACCTTCTTTTTACCGCGCTGCTTTACATACCCAGAGAACAGTTTGTCTGCGGCTGCTTCAATATCCTCAAGGCCAATAGTGCGCCTCCGAAAACGCTCTTCTACTGGAGTTGCTTCAAGCAAACTGTTAACGGTTTTGTGGGCACCTTTGGCAAATTCTTTGATCGCGTACTTATTGATCTCTGAGTACATCGCCCCGCGTTGTTCGGGCTTAGCTTTAATAAGGTTGGCAAATAGGGGTTTGGTATCTGCCCCCAATCCAGCAATCTCTTTCTGAATAACACCAAGCTGCGCTCGATTGCGCTCTACACGTTGAGCGTAGTCGGCTTTTTGCTTTTGCGTAGCCGCAGTTTCTGGATGATTTAGGGCATCCGTAATACGCACATACTCATTGAAGAGTGCGGGAATGCGCAGCAACTTGTGAGGTTCTGTACCCGAGTAATCTTCGCGGGGCAGGTACTTGATAGGAACCCCAAACTCCGCTGCCATATCGCGTAATGTCTTACGCAAGATGACGTTCACACGCCGGGAGTTGTGATCAACAATGTCCTTTTGATGCTTGACGTGCTCTTCTTCTACTGTAGGCGGCTCAGCGTTTTCTCGTGCATTAGATGGTTCAACAGTTGTTTCAGGTGCCCCCAATCGTCCGCGTCCAACTTGGTCAGTTCGTCCGGTATCTCCACCTGCGATACTCTTTTTTCGTTGTGGAACTGATGCAGTATTTGAAACGCCAAGCCGAGGTTCTCCATCGACAGACTGTTCAATCGTAGATACATTGGTGGCCCCCTGTCCTTCAAGGGCACGGAACTCTGGCCGTGCTAAATAGGCTTCGATACGGTTACGTTGATTTTCACTTGCCCGATCAGCAAGTAGCTCAAGCATCTCTTTGGCTTTGCTTGCATCTTCAATCTTGGTGATATCCAAACCAAGCAAACCCGCTTCTTGGCGGCGAACACGTGCCGTAGGCCCAATCCCCAAAGTCGAAAGAACATTCTGGTCAATAACAGTTGGAACAGTCGCTGGGGTAAGCGGCGTGGGTTTCTTGATTACTGCTGGAGGTGTAGCACTGGGTGCTACTGGGGCGGCACTGGGCGCTGCCGTGGGGACCGTGCCCCCAAGCTCTTGGATTCTCTGTTGCAGCGCAGCAATAAAATCTGGGTTTTGGTCCCGTGGGGATTTGATGAACTCCCCTTTTAAGAAGCCCTCAAGCGCAGGAAGCTGCGCAGTCCTAACAAGATTTGCTTGCCACGGCAGAAGATTTGCCGAAAGTGGAGTTTGGGGCGGAACGGGAGTTTGCCCCGGAGTTTGCCCCGGAGTTTGCCCCAGAGGTGGAGTTTGAGGCGCAGCGGGGGTTTGCGGGGGTACTTGGGGCGGAACTTGGGGCGGGGCTTGGGGCGGAACAGGAGTTTGCCCCGGAGTTTGACCAAGAGTTTGCTGTGGAGTTCGGGCGCGTTCAGCCGCTCCACCTACTGCGCCAAATGCGCCACCCGCAGCCGCTCCGCGAATCGTAGACTCTAGGATACGGTTCCAGCCTTCACTGTTGAAGACTTCGCGGTTTGCATCAACAAACTTCTCAGCAGCAAGACCAATCGCTTCCTGCGCACCTTCGGTCAAACCTTCTGAACTAACACCTTTCAGAACCCCAGAAGTAACAGAGCGCAGCAAGCCCTGCTGCATCCCCGACTTTTCGAGAAGCTTCTCAACAACCCCTACCTTGACCGGACCCGTCAGACTCTTGAGGACTTGCGCAGGAAGAACGGAATCAAGCGCGGCGGAAGCGGAACCAAACAGCAGTGCTGCTCCGGGTTCAAACTCACCCGTTTGTTTATAGATGTTCTCAAAGATCTCTGGCGCGGCTTGTGCGTAAGACCCAAGGTACACACCAACACCTTGAGCGGCGGCTTTTTTGCCAGCGCTTGCTGCTACGGTTTGCTCAATATACTGTTTGGCTGCGGCACCAGTAAGCCCACGAACAGCAGCTTCTTTGGCAGCAGCACCAGCAATCCCACGAGCAGCAGCCACCTCAAGTCCAACACCGGGAACAAGCGTAGTTAGAAGATTGGGTACTTGCTCCGCTGCGGTCTCAAAAACAAAACCGGGGACATCACCAATCCCACGTACATCTTTAAGTTCTTTGTACTGCGGTGAGTAGTACGCATCAATCTCTCGCTGCGTCTGCGCAGCCTCTTCCATCTGCCGCTTGGCGTAGTCATCGAAGCCAAGTGCGCTGGCCCCCATTGCAGGAAGTACATCGCCAAGAGCAGAACCTAGCTGCTTAGTACCACGCTTGAGTGCACGGCTACCCATCTCCCCCATAGTCAGTTCTGACCGAGGGACTTCCAATCCGTGCTTCTTATAGATCCGGTCTATCTTGGCCGAGACTTCTTCTTGCGATAAAGAATCGTTGAACTCGGTTGGGCCAAAGTGGGGAAGGTCAAGGATCATTCGTCAAGATCATCAGCTTGTTGCACGCCGCCAAGTGGCATTCTACCGGCACGTTCACTGATTGCGTTCATACGTTGCTGGTTAAACGCATACATATGTTTGGGGTCAGCACGCCAATCTTTACCGTACATCCGCTCAAACTCTTTGACCAGAGTGCCCATACCGTATGGGCTTTCTTCGTACTCTTTCGTTGCGGTCGCCCAGTTTTTGCCAAGCATGGCCGATACTTTTGCCTTGTCCACGCCAAGTTTTTGCGCGTAGACCGCAGCTTTTTGGGCAAGGTCTGCATTACGGAATGCGTTCAGATCGCCACGTGCAAGGGCTTTCTCTTTAATACTCTCAAGGTGCATGTCACGCCACAGACCCATCTTAGCCTGACCAAGTTGGCCAGCCATAACAGAGTTCTCTTCCGCAGCACGCTGCTTGTTGGATGCCATAAGAGCAGCCACACCAGTGCTTGCGCCCTGACCAATGTTGGCAGCAGCATGTGGTGACGTGCCCCCCATCATACCCAGACCGGCTTGGAGCAACGCAAGATACTTGTCCTGCTCACGGCTGGACTCAACACCCTTCTCACGTTTCTCCAACGATGCACCAATCTTCTCCAACAACTTGTCGTATGGCGTTTCGGTTGGCGCTGCGGGCGAT